GATCAGGATTCTCATTTATGGCGTCAGGAGAAACTGTTAATCAAGCAACTATTAGTTCAGATGCACGATTCGGAATATTGTCCAAATCTGGACCAGACGCCAAGAAAATGTTCACAGATAAAGTTGTACCAATATCAGTCAATTATCCATTCTTTTTTAAACCAATACAGGACGGGATGGACAGACCAAAGACCGAGCTTGCGTACAGAGTCCCCGCTTCTAAACTTACAAGACGGAACATTACTAGCACCGACAAACCTGAGGAACTCGATGGACTGGATACAACCATAGATTGGAAAAATACAGGTGATAACAGTTATGACGGTGAAAAATTAAGACTGTTAGTACACGACGAGAGCGGTAAGTGGGAAAGACCTAACAATATTTTAAATAATTGGCGAGTCACTAAGACCTGTCTTAGATTAGGTAGTAGAGTTATTGGTAAATGCATGATGGGTTCAACCAGCAACGCATTAGATAAAGGTGGTAACGAATTCAAAAAACTTTACAATAATTCAGATGTTACAAAACGAAACAGAAATGGACAGACAAATTCGGGCCTCTATTCTTTGTTCATACCTATGGAATGGAACTACGAGGGATTCATTGATTCTTATGGACTACCTGTGTTCGAAACACCTGAACGAGAAGTTATTGATCCACATGGAGATATAATCGACGTAGGTGTACTTAGCCATTGGCAGAATGAAGCTGAGGGCTTGAAGTCAGATCAAGACGCATTAAATGAGTTTTATAGACAGTTTCCTAGAACTGAAGAGCACGCTTTTAGAGACGAAACTAAAAATAGTATATTTAACTTAACTAAAATATACGAGCAAATAGATTATAACGAGGAAACAGTTGATTTGACTGTTGGAAACTTTCAGTGGCTAAACGGAGTTAAAGACACTAAAGTAGTATTTATGCCAAATCAGAAAGGTAGGTTTAAAGTTAGTTGGGTGCCACCTAGTAACTTACAAAATAGAGTTGTAATAAAAAATAATGTAAAACACCCTGGCAACGAGCACGTAGGGGCGTTTGGTTGTGACTCTTACGATATATCAGGCACTGTTGATGGTAAAGGTTCTAAGGGATCACTTCATGGTCTTACAAAGTTTAGTATGGAAGATGCACCAGCTAATGAGTTCTTTTTAGAATATATAGCAAGACCACAAACTGCTGAAATATTTTTTGAAGATGTACTAATGGCTTGCATATTCTACGGCATGCCAATATTGGCTGAGAATAATAAGCCAAGATTATTGTATTACTTTAAAAGAAGAGGTTACAGAGGCTTCTCTATGAATAGACCAGATAAAGTATGGAATAAGTTATCTGTGACAGAAAGAGAGATCGGTGGTATGCCAAACTCAAGTGAAGACATAAAGCAAGCTCACGCAGCTGCTATAGAAATGTATATAAATGACCATGTAGGCGAAAAGAACGAAGGTTTTGGTTCTATGCCTTTCAACGAAACTTTGAACGATTGGGCTAAGTTTGACATAAATAGAAGAACCAAGTTTGATGCCACGATAAGTTCTGGATTAGCCATAATGGCTTGCAACAGGCATTTGTATTCGCCCAAACAAAGTATAGAGAAAAAGAAAGTAAATTTAAATATAGTCAAGTATGCAAATGCGGGCTACAATTCAAAAATAATAGAAAATTAGTATGGCTGAGTCAGTTACATCACATTATTTTCCTAGTCAAGTCGTTAGCGACATAGAGAAAGCTTCAGAAGAATACGGTCTTAAGATCGGTAAAGCTATTGAATACGAATGGTTCAATAGAGATTCTGGAACTAATCGTTTCGCTAGTAATCAAAACACTTTTCACAAGTTAAGACTATATGCCAGAGGAGAACAATCAATACAAAAATATAAAGATGAGTTATCAATTAATGGTGACTTAAGTTATTTAAACTTAGACTGGAAGCCTATTCCTATCATACCTAAATTCGTTGACATAGTGGTTAACGGAATATCAGAAAGAACATTTGATATAAAAGCATATTCTCAAGATCCATATGGAGTTTCTAAAAGAACTAAATATATGGAAGATATTATAGCTGACATGAAAACTAGAGACTTAAACGAGTTTTCACAAGAAGCTTTCGGAATATCGATAGCAAGCACACCTCCAGAAAAGTTGCCAGATAGTGAAGAAGAACTACAGCTTCACATGCAGCTAAATTACAAGCAAGCAGTAGAGCTAGCTGAAGAGCAAGCTATAAACACTATACTTGAAGGTAATAGGTATGAGCTTATAAGAAAAAGAATCAACTACGATTTAACTGTTCTGGGCATCGGCGCTGTAAAAAATACTTTTACAAAGTCTGAGGGAGTTAAAGTAGATTACGTTGACCCGGCAAATATAGTTTATTCATATACTGAATCGCCATATTTTGATGATTTATATTACGTAGGTGAAATTAAGACAATACCTATTAATGAGCTTAAGAAAGAATTTCCAGATCTTACTGATAAGGATTTAGAAACAATGAGTAAGCAGGGTTATCAAAACACTGGCTTTTACAATAGAAGCATAGTCGAGTCTACTAATATAGACAGGAATCAAGTTCAAGTATTATACTTTAATTTCAAAACTTATGCTAACGAAGTATACAAAGTAAAAGAAACTTCTACTGGTGCTAGTAAGGTTATAGTTAAAGACGATCAATTCAACCCACCTAATGAGCTACTAGAAGAGAGATTTGGCAAAATGTCTAAGCAGATAGAAGTTCTTTATGAAGGAGCTATGATTTTAGGCACTAAGCAACTTTTGAAATGGGAGCTAGCTAAAAATATGATGAGACCTAAAAGTGACTACACTAAGGTTAAAATGAATTATTCAATAGTGGCGCCAAGAATGTATAAAGGCCGTATAGAGTCGCTAGTAAGCAGGATAACTACTTTTGCTGACATGATACAGTTGACGCACTTAAAGCTGCAACAAGTAATGTCACGTATGATACCTGATGGTATATATTTAGACGCTGATGGCTTAGCTGAAATAGATTTAGGTAACGGCACAAACTACAATCCGCAAGAAGCATTAAACATGTTCTTCCAAACAGGTAGTATAATTGGTAGATCGATGACTGCTGACGGAGATATGAATCCAGGTAAAGTACCTATTCAGGAGATACAGAGCGGCTCAGGAGGAGCTAAATTAGCTTCACTGATACAAACATATAACTACTACCTACAAATGATAAGAGATGTCACCGGATTGAACGAGGCGCGTGATGGTAGTACTCCAGATAAGAACGCTTTAGTAGGTATACAAAAAATGGCAGCCGCTAATTCAAATACTGCTACAAGGCACATATTGCAAAGTGGATTATTTTTAACAGCTGAGTTGGCCGAGTCTATATCATTAAGAATATCTGATATTATAGAGTACTCACCAACTAAAGATGCCTTTATACAGAAGATAGGTGGACACAATGTAGCCACTCTTAGAGAAATGAGCGATCTGCATTTATACGACTTTGGTATATTTATTGACCTAGCACCAGACGAAGAGCAAAAGCAAATGCTTGAAAACAATATTCAAGTAGCATTAGCCAAAAATGGTATAGAGTTAGAAGATGCTATAGATGTTAGAGAAATTAAAAACATAAAGCTTGCTAATCAAGTTCTTAAGATAAGAAGGAAAAAGAAAGCACAGCAAGACCAGTTAATGCAACAACAAAACATCCAAGCTCAAGCTCAAGCAAACGCACAAGCACAGCAAGTAGCTGCTCAAGCAGAAGTGCAGAAAAATCAAGCATTATCGCAAAGCAAGATACAAGTAGAGCAAGGCAAGATCCAAATGGAGATGCAGAAAATGCAACAAGAGGCCATGCTTAAAAAGGAATTAATGAATCACGAGTTTAAGTTAAACATGCAGTTAAAGCAAATGGAAACTGAAATACTAAAAGAACGTGAATCACAAAAAGAAGATCGTAAAGATGAAAGAACTAAAATTCAAGCTACACAGCAATCTGAATTAATAGATCAAAGAAAAAAAGAAAGTCCACCTAAAAACTTCGAGTCATCGGGTAATGATATAATGGGTGGCGGTTTTGGATTAAATGCTTTTGATCCAAGATAAACAAAACAACTATACAATTTTATAATATTTTATTATGGCTAAAAAAAAGAAAGTCGAAAAGGTCGAAGAGATCGTAGACAAAAACGAAGAACAGGCGGTAGAAGTCGCTGCTGTAGAAGAACCAGTTAAACCTCAGCAAGAAGAAAAAATTGATGATGGAATAGCTAGGTTGGATTTAAGGGATTTTCAAGAAAAACCTACTGAGAAAACTACTGAAGAAACTGCTGAAGAAACAGTTGTAGAAACGCAAGTTGAACCTGAAGTAAAAGCTGAGGTTGAGGAGCAAGCTGTTGAAGAAGTAGTAGAAGAGACAGTAGAAGAAAGTCCTGTGCAGGAAATTGCTTTAGAAGAAGTTACAGAAATAGCAGATAAGCTAGAAGAAAACATCGAAGAAGCTATTGAAAAAGCAGAAGAACAAGGAACTCAACTTCCAGAAAACATTCAAAAAGTAGTTGACTTCATGCACGAAACTGGAGGAAGTTTAGAAGATTATGTTCAATTAAATAAAGATTACTCAAAAATGAGTGATAATGATTTATTGAGCGAGTACTTAAAGCAAACTAAACCTCACTTGAACGACGAAGAAAGATCTTTCTTAATGGAAGATTTGTATTCTTGGGACGAGGACATCGATGAAGATCGAGATATAAGAAGAAAGAAATTGGCATTAAAAGAGCAAGTTGCAGATGCTAAAAACCACCTAGACGGGTTAAAGTCTAAATATTATGATGAAATCAAAGCAGGTTCTAGATTAAACCCTGAACAACAGAAAGCTATGGATTTTTTCAGTCGATACAATAAAAATCAGACAGTGGCCGAGGACAACGCTAAGTTTTTTAAGAAAAAGACTAATGAGGTTTTCTCTAATGAATTCAAAGGTTTTGAATACAAAGTAGGAGAAAAGAGATTTAGACTTAATGTTAAAGATGCTGATGCGATTAAAGAGAACCAGATGGATATTGGAAATTTTGTAAATAAGTTTGTTAACAAAGAAACTAACAAAATGGAAAATGCCAAAGGTTATCACAAGTCTTTGTTTACTGCAATGAATCCAGATGTAGTAGCTAATCACTTCTACCAGCAAGGTAAAGCTGATGCGCTAAAAGAAAGTATGTCAAAGGCAAAGAATGTCGACATGTCGCCAAGAGGTACTTTATCTAGCGAAAGCACACCAAGTGGCACGAAGTATAAATCTATATCGGGTGATTCATCTTCTGATTTTAAAATTAAAATTGGTCAAAATAGATCAAACAGAATTACTTAAACATTAAAAAATAAAAAAACAAAATTATGGCAATTTCAAACACGGGTGCCAAATTAAACGCCCTAACTCCACGTCCAACTCAAGGACTATTTGGAGACAATTACCTATCCTTAGCGGATATGGATTTTACAAAACAATTTTTACCAGATGTATACGAAAAAGAAGTTGAACGTTTTGGAAACAGAACTGTAAGCGGATTTTTACGTATGGTAGGCGCTGAGATGCCTATGTCATCTGATCAAGTTGTTTGGAGTGAACAAGGAAGGTTACACGTAGCTTTTGATGACGTAGCTATAGCTGACGCTACTGCGGCAACAAATAAAGTCGATCTTCAAAGCGCTGATAACAAAGGCTTACTTGGAGTAGGAATGACAGTTATTATCGCTAACGGTTTTAGTGTAGTCAAAGCTCGAGTTGCTAGTCTTGATGTAGACGGAGGCGGTAATGCTCTTTCTGCAACCGAAGTTCAAGTAAACCCTTACGGATCAGCAACCTTAGCTGGATTACTAACAGGAGTTAATACTAGTGTATCAGGTGCTAAATTATTCGTATATGGTTCTGAGTTTAAAAAAGGTAGCGCAGACGGAGGAAAATCCGTAGATGCTCAATTTACTTCTTTCAGTAACAAGCCTATTATACTTAGAGACAAGTATACAGTAAATGGTTCTGATACTGCTCAAATCGGTTGGGTTGAAGTAACTAGCGAAAACGGTGCTTCTGGATACTTATGGTACTTAAAGTCTGAGCACGAAGCTCGTCTACGTTTCGAAGATCAATTAGAAATGGCGATGGTTGAAGCTGTTAAAGACACAGGAAACGCTGCTGGTTCTGCTGGTGGTGCAGGTTTCGGAGGTAGCGAAGGTTTATTCGAAGCTGTTGAAACAAGAGGTCTAATCTACAACGATGCTAACTTTGGTGCTGCTGGAGGAGCTGGTCTTGCTGAATTTGATGACATCTTAGCTGAGTTAGATAAGCAAGGAGCTATTGAAGAAAACATGCTTTTCTTAGATAGAGCTACTTCCTTATCTATCGACAACATGTTAGCATTCCAAAATTCTTACGGAACTGGTGGTACTTCTTACGGAGTATTCAACAACTCTGAAGATATGGCTTTAAATCTAGGTTTCTCTGGTTTTAGAAGAGGTTCTTATGACTTCTACAAAACTGACTGGAAATACTTAAACGATTCTACTACTCGAGGATTAATCGATGATATAGATGGTATTATTGTACCAGCAGGTACTTCAACTGTTTACGATCAGAATTTAGGTAAAAACATTGCAAGACCATTCTTGCACGTACGTTACCGAGCTTCTGAAGCTGATGATCGTAAGATGAAGTCTTGGATTACTGGTTCAGTTGGTGGAAACTACACTAGCGCTGCAGATGAAATGAATGTTCATTTCTTATCTGAAAGAGCACTGTGCGTACAAGCTGCTAACAACTTCGTATTATTGAAATCTACTCAACTATAGTAGTAAAACTAATGTAAATAATTACCCTCGTATTAATAACGGGGGTAATATTTACTTTTTAAACTTTTTAAATTATATTATATCATGACAACTAAAAAAACAAAAGCGGCTAAGGCTGCACCGAAAGCTGAGGCTTTTATAGAACAAGAAGTTATTACAGCTCCAAAGCAAGTAATAGAAAAACCTAAAAAACCTAAATGGGAAATAAGGGACAGAGCTTACTTTTTAACAGGAGACAAAAGACCTTTGGTATTCACTATACTATCTAAACATAGCGCTAAAAGACCATTATTATGGTTTGATGAAGAGCAAGAAATCCAAAGAGAGTTAAGATATGCTACAAACATGAACTCTCCTTTTGTAGATGAACAAAAAGGTGAAGCCACTTTAGGTAGGATAGCTTTCAGAGATGGTCAACTATTCGTACCAAAACAACAAGTAGCTCTTCAAAAACTGTTATCTCTATATCATCCTTTAAAAGATCAATTGTACTACGAGTACAACCCAGTTCAAGAGTCAGAAAATGAACTTGATTATATTGAAATGGAAATAGAAGCTCTAATTTTGGCTAAACAATTAGACATAGAGCAAATTGAAGCTATATTAAGAGTTGAATATGGTTCAAAAGTAGATGCATTAAGTAGTACGGAGCTAAAAAGAGATGTTTTAGTATTTGCCAAAAGAAACCCTATGTTATTTATTGAATTAGCTCAAGACGAAAATGTAGAGCTGAGAAACATAGGCGTAAAAGCTACTAACCAAGGTATTATAAGACTATCTTCAGACCAAAGAGTATTTACTTACGGTGAAACAGATAGAAAGCTTATGTCAGTACCATTTGACGAACATCCTTACTCTGCATTAGCAGCTTGGTTTAAAACCGATGAAGGTATGGAAGTTTTCAAAAACATAGAAAAACGATTAAAATAATTAGTCACTTATAGGATGTGGTCATCTTTGTAGGTGGCCACAAACTATATAAAAAGAAATTATGGCAGTAAATATAAATACAGTTTATCTAAGAGTTTTAGCTATAGCTAATAAAGAACAGAGAGGCTATATAACTCCGCAGGAATTTAACACTCTTGCAAATCAAGCTCAGTTAGATATATTCGAGCAGTATTTTTATGATCTTAATCAGTTTTTAAGATTACCAGGCAATGACACAATACACGCCGATCCTGTCGATATGCTCGAAGAAAAAATAGAAAAATTCTCTATAGTAAATGCACCAGCCACTAACGCAGATCTAGATGTGTTACAAGTGTATAGGCTGGGAGCTGTGTTTGCTAGAGTATCTATAGATAACACTACTCAAACAATAGAAGCTCAACACATGAGCCATAGTGAGTTACGGCAATATCTAAATTCGCCGCTAACTGCTCCTACTAAAACTAGGCCTCTATATACTATACAAAGTAACAGTATAGTTATGTATGGCGACGGTATAATAGGTACTAATATTAATTATATAAAAAAACCAGTGGACGTTTACTGGGGATATACTATGATTAATGACGAAGCACTATATAATCCAACAGCATCAATAAACTTCGAGCTGCACGCTGCGGAAGAAACTGAATTAGTTTTAAAAATATTATCGCTTGCCGGTGTAGTAATACGAGATCCACAATTGTATCAAATAGCTGCAACAGAAGAAGCTAAAAACATTCAACAAGAAAAACAATAAGAAATGGCATTATTCAAGGGAACACAACAACAGTATTACGATAATAGTAAAAAATTTACGGGTGATGGATTAACCACAGCTTTTGTTTTAGGCTTTAGCCCTGCGCCGTTGCTAGAGTCTGATATTGATGTTTTTGTAGATGACACTGAAGTAAACAGCGGTGATTATGTTTACTTATCAGGAACACTAACATTTACGACTGCTCCAGCTGATGGAGCTTCGATATTAGTAAGAGAAATAAACGTTGACGATAAACTAGGTAACTATCAATACATAGGCTTGCGGGACATAACTAATAACTTTAGAGTTGCTTATGTTGGTGAAAGTAAAATAATATCTAAAGCAAAAATACCAGATATAAACTTTCATGCTCAAAGAGCAATACAAGAATTTAGTTACGACACTTTAAAATCTGAAAAGTCACAAGAACTAGAACTACCACCTTCTTTAAAGATTAAGTTACCACACGACTACGTAAACTACGTGCAGTTTTCTATAAAAGATAACGATGGTATAGAAAAAATACTATATCCAGCTAGAAAAACTAGTAATCCTAACGCTTTGCTCCAAGACAGTAATAAAGAATATATATTTGATGATGATGGCTCTTTATTAAAAGCACTTGACTCAGATACTTGGCAAGATTTTAAAACTAGTCAAGCAACTAATGAAGATTTAACTAGCACAACTAGACCTGATGTAGATGCTAGTTTAGCGCAAGGTAGAAGATATGGATTAACTCCAGAGCTAGCGCAATCTAACGGATCATTTTTTATAGACAACTCAAGAGGTTATGTTTTCTTTACATCTAATCTAGTTGGCGAAACAATAACGATAAAATATATAAGCGACGGTCTTGGAACTGAAGATGAGATGCGAGTGCATAAGTTCGCTGAAGAGGCAATATATAAGTACATAGCACATGCAATACTTGCCACTAGAGTAGGTACGCCCGAGTATATAGTAGCTAGATTCAAAAAAGAAAAAAGAGCGGCTCTAAGACAAGCTAAACTAAGATTATCTAATCTAAAAATAGAAGAGATAAATCTTATAATGAAAAACAAATCTAAAATAATTAAGCACTAAGTATGGCAGAATTGAAAAGAACGTTTAGCGGAGGCGCTATGAACAAAGACCTCGATGAGAGACTATTGCCTAACGGTAAATATAGAGATGCATTGAATGTTCAAGTGTCTACGTCTGAAGGTGCTGACGTTGGTGCTTTGCAAAATATATTAGGCAACAAACTACCATACGCAGATAGTATAGTTTCTAATTTAGGCGATTTTCCAAAAGTAATAGGATCTATAAGAAGAGATGAAACTGAGTGCATATATTGGTTTGTCGTTTCTAACAATAAGAATCTTGTAGTAGAGTTTAATCAGCTTAAAGGCGAAGCTAAACCTATTATAGTAGACACAAGAAGGGTTTTAGGGTTTGATAGAGACAACTTGATAACTGGCATAGAGATACTAGATGATTTTTTAATTTGGACTGACAATAGGTCAGAACCAAAAATGATAAAAGTTTCAGACTGGAGAGAGTACGCTAATGGCTTATGGACGCATACACAAGTAGATGGAGGTAATTTTGAAGAAAAACACTGTACAGTTATAAAAGAAGGCCCAAAAAATGCTCCCGGCTTAAGAATGTCTAATACTACTAGAAGCGGACCCATTTCTGCCAGACTTAACGCTCCGTTAACTATACCAGCAACAGGTGGTTATTCATTTACGTTTCTTGATGTAGATGGTAGATGGCAGACAGTGCCTACTGGAGAGTATACTGACCAAGATGGTGACGGGACTGCTGATGCTGCGAGCCAAATCCTACCAAACCCCGTAGATAGCCAAGTAGAATTTAGCGGAACTGCTCCAGACTTTAGAGTAGGCGATAAACTTAAAGTAACTTTGCTTGACGACAAAGGACAAGATGCAGATAACGATGCCGAAGTTATACTATCCGTATTAGAGACATACGCAACAGCACCTAAGGTTTTTAAAGTAAACGTAGACGCCGTAGATGTAAACATAGAGCAAGGAATACAAAACTGGAAAGTAGAGTTAATACAAAAACCAGCAATGTTTGAAACTAAGTTCGTAAGATTTGCTTATAGATACAAATATAAAGATGGTGAGTACTCTACTATATCTCCTTTTAGCGAGGTGGCTTTTTTAGGTGATGAGTTTAATTATGACCATAGAAAAGGGTATAACTTAGGCATGGTTAACCAACTAAGAAAGCTAGAGATAGTTGATTGGGCTATTCCCACATCTGTACCGTATGGAGTTGTGGAAGTAGATATACTTTACAAAGACTCTGTATCTAACAATATATATGTCGTTGAAAGTATAGACGCAACAGATACAAACTCCGAGTTTCACGATATAGGAACTTATCCTGATCTATATTTTGGTAAGCTTGAAATTACGTCTGAGACTATATATAAAGTAATACCATCTAACCAAATACTTAGACCGTATGATAACGTGCCTAGAAAAGCCAAAGCAGTATCTGTATCTGGTAACAGGTTGTTGTTTGGTAATTATTTAGAAAATTACAACTTAAAATACGAGGGTAAAGATATATCTTTAAAATTTGCAGTAAGCGTAGTAGGTAGCGATGCTAGAAAAGACAGACCTAGCAAATCTATAAAGTCTCAAAGAACATACCAATTAGGTGTAGTATTTAGAGATAAGTACGGAAGAGAAACTCCGGTTATAACAGACAAGACAGGCTCTATAACTTTGAACAAAGGGTTTTCGTCTACAAGAAACAATTTTAGAGTTCGCATAGAAAGCCCAGCTGGAATGCCAGATGGTATGGAGACTTTTAAGTACTATATAAAAGAAACATCTCAGCCGTACTACAATGTCGCAATGGATAGATATTACGCTGCTGAAGATGGTAATTTATGGATTGCTTTTTCAAGTTCTGATAGAAATAAGGTTAACGAAGAAACATTTTTAACATTGAAGAAAGAGCACGACTCTAACAACTTTGTTAAAGACGAAGCCAAATATAAGGTTTTAGCAATAGAGAATGAAGCACCTGATTTTATAAAAAATGAGAATGTATCTAAAGGTGTATTATCGCAAAGCATACTTGGTGGAACAAAAAATATATTTAAAACAGCAGAAGGTTATCCTTTGTCGGGCAATAAATTCATAGATATACGTTCTGATTTATGGCAAAGCACGTATGGAGGCGTAGGTAGTAGCGTATCTTCAGGCATGCCAGTGCATCAATTAAACGATTTAAATATTGTTATATTTTCTGATAAAAACAAAACAAAGAACTATGAAATAGCTAGTGTTCAGTACTTCGAAAACTTTAATCTATATAGACTAAATTTAGAAAAAGTTTTAGATTTAGAAGACGTTTCTTGGATGGCTATTTATGACGAAGACAATCCCACAGTTTCTATAGAGGTGTTTCAAAAAATAACTAAAGCCAAGCCAGAGTTCCAAGGAAGATTCTTTGCGAAGCTGCAGAGAGACGTTGTATTAGAAAGTTATATAATCCCTAAAAACATACCAAACTCAGAACTTTTAGTTAAAAGCTCTCAAAAAATAATACAAGCCGGCCCTAGCATGCTTGGTTTTAACAGAGAGGACTTTTGGAGTAAATACAGGGTTCAAAACTACGAAGACACCTCGGATCCAGCTGATCCTCCTAAATTCGAATGGGTGATAGCAGCTCCTGATAAAGGAGGTAATAGAAACTTAGGTTGGTTTATAAATAGAACGCAGTTCGCTGAACAAAAGTTTTCTAAATCTGCAAACGCAATAGACGATCAATATTGGCTAAAAAAGAAAGTAATAAAGTCTGACAATGGTTCCACCTCTGGATATTCAAGAGAAGTATCACCAGGCCATGGTGTTAAGAGTGGGTGGGATATTATAGAAATAGCTTACCAAGGCTGGGGAGAATACGATAGCGGCTATACCGAGGCTGCATACAACAAGTTTGCAGACGTAAACCAAAGCTCTGACTATCGCCCAGAGATGAATCCAATTGTCGGACAAATCATGAGAAAAGGATCTAAGTTTAGATTCTCCGGAGCTCCAAAAAACAGTAAAAATATATACACTATAGAGAAATATTGCAAGCATTACCATATAGCTTGGGGCAAAGGAAAAGAACCTACGCAAAGAGTAATTCAATTTACGTTAAAATTGGACAAACCTATAGATTGGTCACCGGAAGATAATGGCTTTGTTGACACAAACGCAAACAGAGGCGAAATGCCAGCTGACAGCCTGTTTACCAATCTTGAATTTGTAGCAGAGTTTGAAGAAGAAACAAATGAATTTACATCTGAAAATCCTGCAGTTTTCGAAACAGAACCTCTTGAAGTAGCTGAACTAGATATATATTATGAAGCTAGTGGTGCTTATAGTAAAGATTCTTTTGGTAATTCTCAAGGATTAGTATACTCTAATTGCTTTACTTTTGGAAATGGTGTTGAGTCAGATAGAATTAGAGACGATTTCAACGCACCTATATTAGGGAAAGGCGTTAGGGCTTCAGCACCAATAGAAGGTCAATACAAAGAAGTACGTAAAAAATCTGATATTATATACTCTGGCATATACAACTCAACGTCGGGTATAAACAATTTAAATCAATTTATACAAGCTGAACAAATAACTAAATCTATAAATCCATCGTACGGATCTATACAGCTTATGCAATTTAGACTAGGCGATTTAGACGTGTACTTAGAAGACAACGTTGTCAAAGTTCTAGCAGACAGAGACGCTTTGTTTAACGCTGATGGTAGTAAAAATATAGTATCAAGTACAAACGTGTTAGGAGCAATACAACCTTATGCTGGAGACTATGGTATAAGTAAGAATCCAGAGTCATATGCTAGGTATGGAAACAGAGCATACTTCTCAGATAAAAATAGAGGTGTTATACTAAGGCTTTCTGGCAATGGCTTGACACCAATATCTAAGTATGGTATGGAAGACTATTTTAGAGACCAATTATCTGTGTCTAACATAAAGGCCGTAGGTAGTTATGATGAAAATAAAGATGAATACAATCTTACTCTATCGAGTAGCGTAGGCTCTAAAGACAACAAAGGAAAACTTGTTGACGCGTCTAAGTACAACGATACTGTTTCGTTCAAAGAAGACGTAAACGGTTGGAATACTAGAAAAAGTTTTATACAAGAAAGCGGTATTTCTTTAAACAATATATACTATACTTTTAATAAAGGTGAGATATGGTCGCACGACAATGAAGTTAGAAATAACTTCTATGGAATTCAATATGACTCTTCTGTAAAATTTATATTCAACGATGCACCCGGCTCTGTTAAATCATTCAAAACTTTAAACTACGAAGGATCGCAAGCTAGAGTATTTGTTGACAATCCTGACACCGACAATAAGTTTGAAAACAGGTTAGCTAAGAGTGGTTGGTGGGTAGATTCTATAGAGTCTGACTTACAAAGTGGACAAGTTAAAACATTCAAAGATAAAGAAGGTAAGTGGTTTTACAATATATTAGGAACCGATAATACTTTCAATAATTTAGATACAAGAGAGTATTCAGTTCAAGGTTTAGGGTATATAAACAATATATCAGATCCAGAAGATAGAGAAATAGAAATAATAGTACAATAAATATGGCATTAGTTAACTGTAGCATGGACAAAGAGACGGTCGTAGTACCGTCCGGCGAAGACGATGTAGCTAGCATTACATTAGAAATAATACCTGATTCAGGTTATGTAGTAGCTGCAAGAGATTTTGTTACTGGAGATTATTCTGGCTTTCCGCAGATAGCAAGTATAACTCTTACAGATACGGAGACTACAGGTGGTCCTCAAAATGACGGTTCTTATACACCTAACAACAAAATATTAGTAACAGTAGATTTCGAAGACACCTACACGTTTAACGAAAGCGTTGTTCTAGACATAGACCCTAGCGGTGAAGCTACTATAGACTATCTTACGCCAGTAAAATTACAAGGCACTTTTGTTGTACCAAGCTCACCGGTAAAATGCACATTTGTGGCCTCTAATGTAAATGACTACGCATCGTCCGCAGCTACTGATGACTTCTACGTGTACGACAATCCTGGCGACGAAGTTTTAGTTATGAATATGACTATAGCAGCGACCAGCGGAGACTTTCTAAATATCAAGCCAACCGCAATAGTGACTAACTCAACTGCCGTGGTTCTTGATGAAGACTATAACATATCATCTGTAGAGACTTTAGACGCAAATAATAGACTTACGCAAGTAGCTTACACTATAAAGACTAATTTGCATACTACCAACAGATCAGGCGACTTAATAACATTTACAGGTTCTGGCGCTGATATACCTGGCGTTAGCAGCACTATATCAGGTTACAGAATGGATATATCAAACCTAGGTTTAAATACTATGAGAAGAAACCTAGAAGTTTATGGAGACAGTGGTGCTGAGTTTAGGATAAAAATAGAAAGAGGTACGTTAGACTACAATTACGACCCTCCAGCTTTTACAGTAGATTCTACAGATGGTGAGTATGTATTTAATAACACGTTAGAAACCATAGCTGACGCTTTTTATCCAAGTGGATCTAATATTACGTATCCTTCTGAAATAGACGCAAACGGAAACTATGCAGCCGCAACGTACGCATACACACTTGGTGAAAATGGAGTATTTTTAAAGAAAATATCAATACCAGAAGACATTGATGGTAAGGTGTATAGGTTTACTATAATACCAGAATCTGGAACAACTGTTGATCCTAGTGCTCCGGGTTATCTAGATGTCACTCCTGATCCTGACGTAATAACTTTCGATATAAAAAGATATGGCGATGTATACATAGAGGCTACTACTAATACATCTAGGTCGCTAACCAGCGAAACCGTAGAGTATTTAGATTACGACAAAGAGTCTATGGGAACCGACAAGCCTTATGGAAGCAAAGAGTCTGAAGGAGATGATCCTTTTGATACATATTCTTACTCTATGGTTATAGAAGATGACGTAGATTTTCACCTGCCAAATGAAGCAAACAGTTTTAGTCTTACAGATCAGAACTGTACAAAAGACTTTCATGGTGGATCAACAAGTAATGTAGTTTCATTCGCGGAGCTAAGAGCAAATGCAAACGGTCCATTTTACGCAGAAATACAAAGCATAGGCCATCACAGCCACATTCATGCTGAAGCTCACGAGACTGATACAGAAATAGTGCTAACTATCGCCCAAAGAACCGCTTTGACAAGCAAGACAACATTTAACGCAGCTAGCTTTAGCGATGCTTTTACAATAGTTAATGAAGACTATTATTTTAAGATAAAGTATTTTACAACTGACGACATACCAATATACAAAAGTCAAACAATAAAAATAACAGAAGACTTAGTAGTTGCAGGAGACGAAGAAATGCAAAACGTAACAACAATATCACCACCAGCTATCGATAGAACAAAGCTGTATATATATAATCCAGAAATTTACATTAAAAAGTGGGGAGATTCAAACATGAGCGTGATCTACAATCTTGATACTTTTGCATTTACTACCGCGCAAACCGGTATAGTAACACTAAATTTATCTGCCAACATAGAGCATACGCTTAGAAACTTTTTAAACGACATAGCTACAGAAGTTGGTTACGTAGAAGATTTAGATTTTTCTCAAACAATGCTAGTTTCTAACGATAACGAAACTACGTATGTAAATAGCAATATAACAACAAGTACTACACATGTGAAGTTTAATATATCTGGAGCTTACTTAATAGCAGAAGACAAGCTACCGATGTCTTACGATATTAACGATTACCAAATGTTGTTGCAGTACGCAGGAGGAAGTTCTGAGCTTTCAACAGTTCAACTCTCTATAACTAGCGCGCCTACTGTTTCTTTGTTGTATGCTAATACTATATATAGAAAATTAACAGTATCTAATTTCGAAGTGACAGTAGACTTTAACAACACTCTAACTAGCCTAAGTGCTAGCGAAGACTATACTTTATCTATGGCTATAGTACATCAACTTAGTCAGCAATATAAAAGCATAGAAGATATAGAAGGAGACGTAGGAGACATAGCTGTGCCAGATGAACTAGCAGAATATTAAAACAAATAATACATGCCAAATATAACATTTACATTAACACATCCGCTAAATCAAGCAATACAGCCAGGTACTAACGACATAGCTTACTATGCAGATACAAGTAGCTACCCGCTGGCTAATTCAAATACAGTAGATTTTGCTGATACAGTCGTAGAGCTAGGTCCTATAGTCGCAGTAAATTTTCCTCAAAAAACTATAACATGTGATGTGGCAAATAGTACTGTTCTTCCCACTAATCAAGATTTTGTATTTTTTAGCAAAGACAACAGGGCAAACATGGCTAGTCTACTTGGCTATTACGCGGAAGTAGAAGTTAAGAATAATTCAACAGAGAAAGCGGAGATATTTGCTATGGGATCAGAGATATTTGAAAGTAGTAAATAATGTGTAACTATATAGATATTAGAATAAAATGAGTAAAAAATCACCATTAAAGATATTAGACCCAGCTGTAATAGCAGGAGGTTCAGCTGGCGTTATAGGAGGTATCGCTGGTATTGCTAGCGGTATAATTGGGAGCAAGCAAAGAAGAAGAGAGCAACAGCAAGCACAAGGAGAGTTCAACATGTACAAAGCTCAATTAGAAGCTCGTGACACTTCTAACCCGTATGCTAACATGGAGAACGTGTACGAAGATCTTACGGTAAATACACAAGCAGCAGACTTTGCAGCGCAACAACAAGCGCAAGGACAAGCTAATATAATGGATCAGTTTGCAGGAGCGGCTGGTGGAAGTGGTATAGCTGGCTTAGCACAAGCTATGGCGCAGCAGCAAGCTCAATCAGCTCAAGCAGCAGCAGTAGATATAGGTCAGCAAGAAAGATCTAACCTAATGGCCGAAAGAGGCATGGCTGGACAATTACAAACTATGGATAGAGAAGGACAGCTTATCTCTAGAAAAATGCAGCAGCAAAAAACCAATACATTATTGGGTATGGCGCAAGGAAGATTAGGTGCAGCGAATATGGCTAGAGAGCAAGCTAAGCAAGCAATAATAGGAGGTGTAGGACAAATAGCAGGATCACTAGCTCCTCAATTTGCACAAATAGGTGAACTAACAGCTAAAGCAGAAAAATAATGACAGACGATCAATTAATAAAAAACGCACAAAATCCATATCTTTACGGTAAGTTTCTAGATGTAGGTACTGCTTTCAATAAAGGATTGGTTCAAGCAAGCAAGTTTGGTAACACTCAAATAACAGATCCTGCTAAGGCTGTAAAAAACAATTATGAAGATCAACTTGCAAAATATTTAAATAAACTACCAGCAGACGTAGACCTAGGTGGAATACCAGATAAATATAGAAATAGTATATCTAACTTCCTAATGACTCAAAAACAGAACTACGTAAACTTAGCTAACCAAGTTAATGAGTACGAAGTAGGTAGTGAAATGTATATGGATATAACAAATCAAATGAATCAAATAAGAGGTTCGTTTGAAACACTTAATTCTCAAATGAAGATGTACGGGGAAAATAAAAAAGAGATAATAGGTAACATACAGAATCAATCTACATCTCTTTCTCCAGAAAATCAAGCTAACGTAAATATGCTAAGAAGTGTGTATAACGAGGAGTTTGATTTAAGTATAGATGAATACGGTAACGTTAGCTTTGCAGGCGATGATGGAATGGTGGGTTTAAATAATTTACCTGGTTACGAAGTTAAAGATTACAAATTAGCTCAAGGAATGCTAAAGATGGGCGATCAAGTGTACAACGCTGGTATAATTCTTCAACCAGGTGGTGTTAAATATAATCAATACGCAAATCAATTAACATTAGGTATAGATCAAGGAGGCAGAAACTCTTTAATGTCAGTAGTTTACGATGGGTTAATAGGTGGTGTTAGAATGATAGATGATCCTATGGTTGCACAAAACGTTGATGCTTACAAAGGCGGTGATATTAGTTTTGAAGATCTTAGAGACGTAGTAGTGAACAAATACATGGAAGCTTTAGTTGAAAATTCTAAACAAGGCTATGGCTCTAAAAGAAAAACTGTACCTACTAAAGGTGGTAATAAAAACAGTAAAAACAGTAAAGACAGTGCTGACGCGGATAAAGCATCGAAAACAATATCTTACGACGGTATGCAGCTAACTCCTAAGCAAGCCACAGAATTTTTAGAATCTAGAAATCCTCTTGAATTTAACGCAATACTTAATAATGAAAATATAGATGACGATCAAAAACTAGTTTTACTAGACGAGTTGGCAATTAAAATGGGGATAAGCTTTGACGACGTTTGGTTAGATGGTAAAATGCCAGAAAAGTCATTTGAAACAGGTGGTAGAAGCGATTTTAGTGTAACTGACTACTTTTTAAATAAAAACAAATAAAATATTATGTCAAACAACAGTATTTACTGGTGGAAACAAGAAGCTGAACCGACAGAAAGTCGAGAAAACAACACTGATAGTGTTGAACAAAATGATACTAAATATTGGTGGAAACAAGCACAAGCACAAGCAGGCACGTATGATAAATATAGAGAAAAAGGAGCTGTTAGAAAGCCAGAAGGTGTAGAAGAAGCTACAGCAGAAGTACAAGAGTTTTACAATCCCTATGGTTTTGGCGGAGGATACAAACCTAAATCTAGAGAAGTAAAAAGTAATAGATATGTTGCAGATCAAGAAGTAGAATTAGAAGACGGGTCTACTATATATTTAACATTAGACGAAATAAACGATCCAAACATAAACCCTAATGTAAAAAAAGGACAAGAAGATCTCAAAAGTAAATATTACTCAGAAGACGGATCTGTAAACAGAAGTATATTTGAACCTAAAAAAGTAGTTGATACTAAAACTACATACAATCCGTATGGCTACGGTGGTGGTGGAAGAACTACTGTAAAAGAAATATTGCCTTACGAAGAAGAGCTCGAAGCTACTTTTAATTCTATGAAAGAGCTTAAGCAGAAAAATCTTTTAAATAAAATTCCAGATCAATTTAGAAATTGGGAAGGAGAAAATCCTCCTAAAGAGTTAGTTCAAGATTATTTTGTATATAAAAAATACCAAAACGAAAGCTTTGAGGTAGGTAGTGATGAGTACAGCAAAGCAGTTGCTGGCTTAGCTAGAGGAAGACAAGCAGCAGCAAAAGAGCAAGTAGAGCAGCAGCAAGAAAAATTTCAAAAAACTACTAAAGAAATTGACATTGAAAAACTACAAGCAAAAATAGATTCTTTTCAAAACGATGCAAGGTATATTCAAAATAAAAAAATAGAAAAACAATTTGAAACTACCGGCTTGATAAGTAAAGAAGAGTATGCTATTTACGAGAAAAACCAAGCTGAGTTGGGTAGTATGCAAAGTCAGATGTACGAAGAGTACGAAAAATTTGTTGAAGCAACAGAAGGATTAATGGACACTTCTCAAGAGCTAGATGTATTAAAAAGAGATCATGATTTATTAAATATATTTGGTTTTAACGCTTTAAGCACTTTAGAAGGATTAGCGCTAGGAGGTTTAGAATTTGCGGAAGCTGGCGTTGGACAATTAGCCGGATTAATGTCAGGAGTTGAAGGACCAGAAGATTTGTTTGGCGTCGCTTCGTTTGGTCAGGAAAGAAGAAAAATTAGAGAAAAAGCTAGAGAAGGTTACAGAAAAGGTGTGTCATTTGATAAGGCTTTTGACAGCCTAGACAACTTTGGAAGATTTATAGTGGAAGAAACTGGAAGGCAAGCGCCTATATTTGCCTTAATAGCTGCATCGGGTGGAACCGCAACTGCTTTAGGATTTTCACCAATGGCCTCTGGAGCAATAGCAGGTTTGTCGTTAGGGACTTTGAGCGCTGGTCAGCAAATAGGAGACATGACTTACGAAGAGTTTCTAAGTAAATATAATGATATACAAGCATATGGTAAAAACTTAGAATACAATGACAAAGAATACACTTCTTTAAATAAGTTTTTAACTGGCGCTGGATTTGGTGCAGCAGAAGGTTTGTTAAGCTCTCTGCCTACGTTTGTATTAGGTAGTAGATTTTTTAACAATGCAACTAAAACTTTTATAAGACAAGGAAGAAAAGGTCTTTTAAAACCTATACCAACAACATTTTACCAAAAAGCTTTAAACGCTGGTAAACCTTTTGCTAAAGAATTTGCACTTGGTGGTATTGGAGAATCTATAACAGAAGGCTTAACTACACTTACACAAAACTTAATAACTAGAAACCCTAACATATGGGAGGGAGTTGGCCATGCTACATTTTCAGGCGGATTTTTTGGTGCTGGATTAGGTGGAGGTAGTGTTGCTATGGGAGCAGCATTAAACATGTCTATGAATCCTGAAGAAAAAGCAGAGATACAAGGTTTAATTAGTAACAGACAAGAAATATTAAAACAACTAGAAGGTATATCAGATACTGCCACTGCTAGTTCTTTGAAGAAACAAGCTGACAGCTTACAAGACACTATATCAGATAAACTGTTAGAAGCTGAAGGCAGATGGCTTAACAAGATGAACAAGGCTAATTATGATGCATATTTAAATGCTATTAATAAGCAAGGTGAACTTAGAAGCAGTGCTTTTAATATAAAAAATAATACTGATCTAACTAGAGCACAGCGTAAAAAAATGATAGACGATCTAGCTTTAGATTATCAAAAAATTCAACAAGATGTAGAGGCATTTAGAAATCCATTAGATTACGCTAATAAGTACAATTTATTAAGAACAACTGACGAAAAAAGATACAACGAAATAAATAAGCAAGCGTCAGAACAATTGGCTAAAGAAGGTGCCGAGATAACTAAAACTAAAGTAAATAAAAGAGCTTACGATATATATTTGTTACAGGAAATATCAACGAATAATAAGAATGCTAAAAAAGCTTTAAAAAACGTAGGCTTAGATTTTGAAGCTTTTGAATTTAAAACTGAAAAAGAAGCTAAAGCGTTTGCAATTAAAAAAGCGAAAGAAGAAGGTATAGATCTTAGCAAAAATTCAAAAGATAAAAATAATTTTTGGTATAGTTTAGCTAACGCTGAAACAGGTGGACTCAACGGTCAAGCTGGACGTGTTGGAGATAAGTACATGTATGTAACAACTGAAGAAAATCAGTTAAAAAATGAAAGAGAAGGCACAGCTACGCACGAAGTTGGCCATTTAATATTTTGGGACTGGATTGCAAAAAAAGATTTAAATATAGATTTAGTAGCTGAAGAAATAACAGGGTATCTTAAAGAAACTCAGCCTGAGATATATTCTGAGATGTTTAGTGATAGCGGAAATGTAGGCCAAAGAGTTGAAAAAGATAAAGCAGGTAATTTTTTATCTGAGGAGATAATAATGGGTTTTGTGGAGCGTATAGGTAGAATAGATAAAACTAAAAAATCAAGCAAAAGTTTTATGTATAGGTTGGGCCAACTATTTAATAGTGAAGTTGGTATAACTGAAGATCTATCTACTCAACCAGCTATAGTTGGCTTTATAACTAATATGGCCGAAAAGATTAAAGATGGAACACTATCTAAAGAAGATGTAGCTGCAGTAGAAACTAGCGAAGTTTTTAAAAGCTTATTATCTAAAGATAAAGCAGCTAGCGTAAAAGATATAGAAGCAAAGCCAGAAACTAAAAAATCTTCAAGTATACTGAATACTATAAATAATTTAGTACCTAAAGATGTAAAAACAAAAGCAGAGTTTCAAGGAGCTAAAATATTTAACCCAATATACGAAGCGACACAACAAGGCGGAGCTATATACAACTATGTTAACTCTAGAGCTTTGTCTAGAGAAGAAGCAGGGCTAATGCTTGAAGGAATAGTTGATAGATTAATAAACTATGATCCTGCAGCTGTTAGAAAAACTAAAAGCGGTGAACCAATTACTTTTGGTGAGTTTATATTCGCTAATACTAGATTTAGTAAGCTAGATGCTAAAAAACAATTAGCCATAGAGTCTGAAAGACGAGCTGAAAGCTTAGACACAGAAGAAGCTAGACAAGTTGCAGAGCCTGTAGCTGAAACTACAACTACTGAGGCTCCAAGAGTTGAATATAAGAACCTAGTGGAAGCTAGCGTGTTACCATCTGATATGGTAGCAAAAGTAAAAGACAAAATACTACTTATAACTAAAACGCTTAAATCTCGCATCGACGCTGCAACGTCTATAAACAAGACTGTTACACCTTTAATGTCTGAGATTAAGAAAGAGATAGGTAAACAAGCAGATATTGAGTTTAAGAAAATGCTAGGAGCTAAACGTGGTGGCGAACTTAGAAACAACTTCTTAAAACTTAAAAAGCCTATACTTGAAAACATGACCACAACTTGGCTTATGCAAGGTATGCCTTTTGCTATTCAAAAGTCTGTTGATGGTAAATTTACTTCTGACTGGGAAGGTAAAAAAATAGATCGTGAAAGTGTTGGTACTGATAAAGCAGGTAGAACTTCAGGCGCTCAACTTGTTAGAAGACTACCGAATGCTGCTAATAAAATCACTAATGAGCAGTTCTTGACTTACATGTTTAAAGGTGATGAAGTTATTAGAGGTAGAAAAGAAGCGTTAGCTAAAGCTCTAGCTGAAGAGTATGCTTTTGATATATACAGCCAAGAGCTATATGATGGTAGTAGCGAGATAAGAAAAGCTTTTGAAGATAATCAAGAAAGACTAGGAGTAGAACTGTCCAATAACTTCGTTCAAGAATTTAATAAACAAGCTGAAAGAGGAAATGTAAAAAGATCTATATCTCAGCCTCAAATGCAGGAAGTAAGTGTGCTGACTAGAGCAATACAGAGCAAGGGATACGATAACGTAGTAGAAGATAAAAATATTATAGACGACGATCTATCTAATGTTTCAAAAGAATCTATAGAGCTATTGACTAGAATTTGGAATGAAGGATTAATAGTTGATTTCGGTACTTTAGGATTTTTAAAAGGAATAAAGTCTTCGAATATAATACCAGATTCTATTAAAGAATTATCTAAAAAAGCAGTTACAAAAGTTAGTAGTAAGCAAGTTAAGGATGCGCTAGCTAAAGATTCTAAAAAAATAGCTATGAAGCTAGGCTCTGATATAATAAATATAACAGGGTTAGATGGCTTAGGCTTTCATTATAGAATACTTGATCCAGCTGCTACTAAAAAAGATAAAATAACTAAACAGCTTATACCTGGAGCTACTGGTGAATATTTTAATGTGGCAGATGAT